TTGGCCCGGCTGGGCAGAAGCGGTCTGTGTCGCCGGGGGGAGCATCGCGTTCACGGCCTTCCCCGGGTCTATCCCCTGGGCCTTGGCCGCTGCCGCGATGGCGTCCGGCATGATGGCCTGAGTGACGACAGCCGCGGTTGCCGGGTTTTTCGTCTGGCCAATGTACGCCCGGCGGTACATTTCCGCGTCGTAAAGCTGGCTGATCTGGGAGGCCAGCCCCGCGCCTACGCGGCCATCCGTGAATATGTTCGCCCGGTTGAGCTGGCTTGCGATGTCCTGCATGGCGTTGAATTTCTGGACGGCCTGTGGATCGACATTCGGGGCCGGGTCCCCCATGTCGTCCTTGCCTTCTTCAACTTTGGAGGGCATCCCGGAAAGGGCCTGCGCGGATTTCAGGAACGGATCCATGACGGAAGCGGTCGCTTCCTGCTGGCCCTTCTGCTGGGCGATCTGCTGCGACTGCGCCTGGGCTCCGGCCTCGCGGGCCTCCCTTTGATGAGCCATGGTGTTGGCGTCCGACTCAAGCTGAGTTCGGAAAGCATCACGCCGGCCTTGTGCGTCGGCCCTGGCCTCCGCCCTGGCGTCTTTGGCCTGACCGTCTATGGCCTGTTGAGTCTTCCCAATGGCCGTGAGCTGCCCCGTGTACCACTGCTGTATCTGCGCATTGTAAGCGTTCTTCGCCTTCTGAGAGAGCCCAGGCTGAGTGTTGATAAAGTCTATGGCCTGCTGGCGCTTGTTGGCGGCGTCCTGCAGTGACGGCAGGCTAGCGCCTCGCGTGAGGGGCTGCGCACCAGGAGCCGGAGCCTGCCCGGGCTGGGCCAGTGCCCCGGGCGTGCGCAGGCTGTTGTTCCCGTCCGTCATGCCGGGGGCGCCTGCTACTTCGTACGATCCATCCGGGAGCTGCTTCGGGGCCAGGGCCGCGACGTAGGCCTGGGTCTCCGGGTAGGGCGGGACTCCGCCGTATTTATCCACGGCCCCAGGCCCGGCGTTGTAGGCCGCGAGGGCAAGCGTCGGGTCCTGGTATTTCTGGTAGAGCTGCCCCAGATATTGGATGCCGCCCTGGATATTCTGCACGGGGTCGGTTGGATCAACGCCCAAGTCCGAGGCGGTCCCGGGCATGAGCTGCATAATCCCCGTAGCTCCCGCCGGCGAGGTGGTGGGTTGGCCGGTCTTAGGGTCTATCTGCTGGCCGCCAGACTCCCGGTTGATCATGTTGTAGATCACGGGTTCGAGTGGGGTTCCGGACAAGCCGTTGTCGGCTATGGCCTTCTGGACGACGGGCACGAGATTCGGGTTCAGGCCGGCCGGGGGCGTGCCGGTTGCGCCGGCAGGCGCGGGCGGGGAGGGCACAGCGGGGCCGGAGTCAACTGCAGCCTGTAAGGTGCCCGAGCTGGCCGCTGCGTTCTGGGGCCCCCCCCCGTCCCCATTGTCTGAGTAGTCGTCAGGATCATAGTCCGGGTTCCCGGAACTGGAAACGCCGGGGAGGCTGGCGGGGCCTGCGCTCGAAGCGGGAGGGGGGACAGGGGCGCCAGTTCCGAGGATTTTCCCCAGGCCAGCGGACACGGCATCTCCGGCCCCCGCGTCACTCTGGTAAGACCTGTAGAGGTTGGCGTGTGCCTGGTACATATCATTCTGGGCGGACATATGGTCGATCTGGGCCTGCAAGAGGCTGTTCTGGCGCTCCAATTCCTGCTGCTTGATGAGCAGGCTCTGCCCGGCCTCGTACCCTGCAGCCAAGCCACCCGCCATGATCCCGGAAGTGTTCGGCATGATCTTGTTCCTTTTAGCCTTCTGTGTCCGCGACGGGGCCACTGCCCTGGATAACCTGAGTTACAGGCAGGTTGGCGTTCGGGTCGCTGCTCCCGAGCAAGCCCGATAGAGTCCCATTTTTCCCACCCAAGGCCGTACTAAGCCCGAGGCCGGTCGCCTGCCCGAGACCCTGCGCGTTCGCGTTCGCCTCGGAAGTGTCCAAGCTGTTCGTGGTGTTGTAAGAGCCGTTGAACCCACTCCAGGCCTGCGGAAGGAGACTCTGCTGCGACAGGCCCAGGCTGGCCAAGTTCGCGTAGTTGGGGGCGACCGGATTGCTGTTCCATCCCAGATCGGTTGTCGCCGCGCTTGTCGAGCTCGGCGCGGCGACGGACATCATGGACGAGGCGGTCGTCGGGGAGAATGTGGACGTGTTGTTGAAAATGTTCGTGCCCGCGGCCTCCGGCCCTTTGGAAAGCTGCGTGTTCGTGTTGTCCAGGTTAGACCCATACTGCGCCACGCCTGCGTTCAGTTCGCCCGTGCCGATCTGCTGGTCGGTGATGTTCTGAGTCATCGCGCCTTCGCGGGCCTTGGTCTCGGCTCCGGACTTCGCCAGGGCCGCGTTGGTCGCCAGGTCGATGTCCGCGTTCTGCGCGGCTCCCGAGCTGGGGTCTATCCCCTGGCCGGCCTGCGTCATCTGCGTGGCCTGGAGCTGCTGCGCGAAGCTGTTGTTGACGTCCGTCCCGGCCTGGGAGGCCCACTGCTCGGGGTTGTTGAAGGCGGACATGGCATAGTCCGCCGCCTGCGTGTCCGCGCCCATGGCGGCCTGAGACGCTGGGTCCAGGGTGTCTACCATCGATCCGATGGTGGCGACCTGGCCCGGTTGGTAGACGTTCTGGTCCTCGGACAGCGCGGTCCCGACGTCGTTCGTGGCCTGCGTCTTTACGCCGGCCGTCTGGTTCTCTAGGGCCAGGTCCTGGTTTTCTGTCTCCAGTGCGTTCTGGCCCGTCTGCCCGGCGGCGGTATAGTACGGGTCATAGGCCGCGTTGGCGTCCGCGATGGTCTGGTCCTGGGAGTCCGCTGCGCTCTCAAGCTGCGGCGTGACGTCGCCTTGCTGGCCGGTGAAATCTCCGTACTGCTGACCATAGACCGCCATGCTCTGGTTAAGGTCATTGTTGTACTGGTCTATGTTCTGTCCGCCCTGTAGATAATCCTGGATTCCCAGGTTTATCATCGCATCGTTATTCGTAGCAGCCGTGTTCCCCGCAGAATCTCCAGAGTCCCCGGACTGATTTATCATGCTGTCTGCGGTGCCAGCGACTGCGGCGGTTGCTCCGACTCCTGCAAATATTGCACTGGCACCCATTACATATCTCCTACAAAAACAGTTTCATGGTGGATAAATCCACGCCTGGTCAAAAGTCGTGCGGCTGGAGTCTCAGGCGGAGTGCTTATGCTGAAACGCTTGATACCCTGTGCGCGTGCCCATCCGATCATATGGTCAAGCATTTTTATGAACCAAAACCGTTTCTGATGTTCATTTGGCCAGTCCGGGTTCATGTGCCATAGGTGCTCCGTCGCTATTAGGGACGTATCATCCCAGATCAAACCTCCAGCATGCACCATGCACGCCCCCGCTATGGTCCCGTTTAGTTCAACCACGGAGAGATCGGCCAGCGGGTTGTGGATCATTGTCCCCAGGATCAAGACAATTCGAGGGAGGTTCACTTTCGCTTGGAAACGTCCCGCTATCCCCATCTGCTTGTTCGCGGCCAGGACGATCCCGACAATGTCGGTCATGTCGCCGTGCGTGGCCGGACGGATCATGCGCAGACCCCCAGGGCCTCGTAGCGGAAGGTGAAGCTCAGTCCCGGGAGGGTTGCGGCCAGGGCCCGCGTCTTACGTTGCAGCTCGGGCGTCTCACCGGGGGTATCCTGCATGAAGAACGAGACCGGAGTGACGCCGCGCTTCTCCAAGATGCCCACGGTACGCCAGAGCTCGACGTCAGTGAGGTTCTTGCGCAGGACGTCGTTTCGGTAGCTCTCATCTCCAGCCTCGACGCCGAAAGCGCACCCGGCCATGCCCCGGTCGATTAGCCAGTGCAGATCCACGGGCCGGATGTCCGCACGGATGTAGGCAAAGAATGGGTGCGTAAAGTCTCCCCAGGAGGCTTCCCAGGCCGTGTTTTGATATGGCAGCCCTGCGTCCCCCATGAAGAAAAGGTCTGGCGCGTAGGTGTCGCGCAAATGCTCCAGGTCCTCTTGGACGCGGGAGCGCACGCGCACGCCCCGGGGCTGGTGGCGTATCTGGCAAAAGGTGCAACATCCGTTGCAGCCCCTGCTAGACTGGTAGGGGAGAACCTTCTTGCCCGCGAATAAAGAGTCGCGCTCGAATGGGATGTTCTGGAACAGGCCGTAGTCGGCCAGGGGGAGCGCGTGGATGTCCCGGCAGATGTGAGGGGAGTCGAAAAGGGAGGTGTCTCCGTGAAGCAGAAAATCGGGGAGGGCCTCACCGTCGCCCCTGCACACAAAGTCCACGCACGGGTCCACAGGCTGCCCCAGGCCGGCCCAGACGCCCCCGAGCAACACCGTGTGCCCCAAGGCCTTCGCGGTGCGCATGTAGGGCACACAGAGCTTGTAGTCGTGGACCGTGACGCAGGAAAAGCCGACTACGCGGGAGGAGGCATGTGCAAGCTGTCTCTGGAACTCGTCCAGGGTTCCCAGGACGCACAGATCCACCTCGATACCCCGGGCCTTGCACAGGGACGATAGGAGGGCAATGCCATAGTTATATCGTACGAAAAGAGGGTAGAACGCGAACAGGATTCGCATCACTGGCTCGGGATGGCCGTGGACAACTCCTGCACGGACCCGGCGATTGCGATGCGTTTGACGGGCATGTTGCCGGTCACAGACATTTGGTACTCGCGCCCGGTGAACCCGGAGGGAAGCGCAAAGGGCTCACTGTCATTTACGGCCACCGTATAGACAGCCACCCCATCCACTATCAGGGTGAATGTCAGGATGTTCGCGTCGGCAGGGCCGGCCGGGGCCGGCACGAGGTCACTCAGGCCGAAGGCTACTGTCCCATAAGGGTCCTCGGCCCAGGCCCCCCCGTCCAGGTTAGCCGCGATCATGGCCACGTTCGCCGCGATCTGCGCGGCCTGGAGGGCCTCGTCTTCGGCAACTTGGGCTGCGGTGAGTCCAAGGCTGGTGTCCAAGAGGACCTGGGCGGCCCCGAAGTTCTGCGGCCAAACCTCGAAAATTTTGCTCGTCCAGGTGAAGTTTAGGCGCGTATTGCCGCCCTCCCACTGCTGCAGGAGGTTGGAGCCCCCCGACTGTACTGCCATGAAAAGCTGGTCGGCCCCCGGCAAGACATAGGCTCCGGTGGCGTACATGCCCAACTCGGAGAGCTTGTCTTCCGGTTCGGCGGTGTCCACGACGATGGCCCGCCCCTGGGTGATCCCGTTGACAACTCCGGTCGTGTAGAACCCATAATAACGCCGGTCCATGATGTGGCCGTGCATTGTCTGCGGGTTATACTTGGCCCAGTCCCCCTTGGTGAAAGTGTCCTGCGTGACCATGGACCCCGGGGATATGAGCTCGTTAAGGGCGTTGCTGATCTGGTAGAGCCCGTCCGGGCAGGCGTAGATCACGCCGCCGGCGTAAGTGGAAATGCTGCGCTTGCTCACGCACGGCTGGCGTTCGGGGTATTTAGTCTTGCGAAGCGTCGAGGGGGAAGCGCCCTCGAACACATACGGGTAGCCGTCCGTCAGTACAACGACCATGTCCCAAAAGACGGCGACACCGACTATCTGCTGCGGGATCGTGTACATATTCCCATAAGGCCAGGCGTGGGGGTAGTACGGGACTGAGCACCAGAGTTCATTCCCCGTGAACCCCACCAGGAAGCCGCCGGGGTGACAGGTCAGCCCCAGGAGCCCGGCCGGCGGGGGCAGCCACGTTTGAGACGGCATAACCACTGAAAGCTGCAGGTCCGGGATAACATCCGCGTAGGTGGTGGTCCCGATGGGGATGTCGGCTACCCACTCCCAGTTCTGGGTCGTATTGCCGTTTACCGCCCGGTAGATGCGGCAAGTGATGATGTTCGGATAGCCGCTGGGGGGGCTGGACGGAAAGCCGGATAGATTCACCTGCGAGCCGGATAGGCAGATAACGTCGTTGGAAACGGTGGCGACGGGAGGCCCTTCCTCGCCCCAGACGGTGACGAAGGTATAGAGATAGATCACGTCACGAGCGATGCCAGAACCGCCTATGCCCGTGGCCGAGGCCGTAATGACGTTGGTCGGCCTGGGCACGCCCAGGAGATAACTGGCGTTTGGATAGATGTTCCCGCCGGACTGAGCGCAAAGGGCAAGGTTCGTTACCCGCGGGACATCCGTCCCCGTGAAATACAGCCGCTGATACATATCTGTCGCGATAGGATTCGGGACGACATCAACGTCCTGGTTCCAGGTGAGCCAGTACGCGTTATTATAGTTGTAGATCGTCTGAATCGCGCCCGGGAGCGGCAGGCCCTGCGCGGTAAGCGGATTATAGAAAGGCCTGATTTCTCCGGACCATAGGTTGCAGTTCTGGGCCAACGTAGCCTGGTTCTGTTTCAAGAGGTTCGGGGACGTGCGGGGCGCCTCGCCGCCGAACCCATTTACGTTGATGAGCACTCGTGGCGCTCCTTTACGATACGGAAGTCGGGGCAGCAGGCCAGGTTAAGTTTGTCATGACCCCCTCCACCGCCGACGCCGAGGTGGCCGCGTTGATGGAGTTCTTGGCCGTGAGCCGAAGGGGCTCTAAGGACATCCCCCACGCCTCCTCGGCATCCCCTTTGGCCTTAATGATAGTGGCCACGTTATGGAGGTCCGTCGCCGGGACTCCGGTACTGGGCGCGGTGATGCCCACTTCGGCGGCTATGTAGGGGTAGCTGGCGTTAGAGGCGGAGGCGTCCGCCAGGCACAGTACGGCCTGATCGTATTTAAGCTGGTAGGCCTTGGCCTGTCCCGGGTCGCTCGTGAATACGGCCGCCCGCAAGTTCGCGGCTTGGGTGTCCACGTTGCTGCATGCCAGTGCCCGGTACGCCGTGAGGTTGAGTTCCCAGTTGAGGATGGTGGGGTCCCAGGTGTACCAAGGGGCTGGGCGCGGGATCAGTGTATACCCGGCCGGGACGGGCCCCAAGGCGCTTATCGGCAGCTTGGAGCCATCCACCGTGGAGAAACTCATTTGTCCCCGGTAGTCCACATTCACCCCCCAGGTCTGGGTAGCCGGATTGAACACGGCCACTTGCCCCGTGGGGGGTATGGGGGGGGCGATGGTCGTCGCTTTGGCTGGCAGGGCGTAGACCGGATAGCCAGCCTTTATCGTCTCCAGCGGGTCCTCGCGGGCAGGACCCCTGGAGATGAAAACCCCAAGATCGTCGTAATTGTAGATGTCCACGTTTGCGCTTTCTCCTGGGGGTTATCAGGTTAGAACGGCTGGCCAGGGAAGGCGGTGGACAAGTCGGCGTAGGTCACGGTCAAGCCGCTGCCGGAGTCCAGGGCCGTGGTGCCCGGAGTGAAGGTGGAGGCGGACCCGTTGATGACCTTCACGACGCAGAAGGGCACGAGCAGGCTCATGTTGTAGTCCGGGCAGAGCACCAGCGAGTTGCCGTTGGCATCGACCAGGGTCGAGTTGGTGGCGCTCACCGGGAAGGACTGGGTCATGCGCACGTTGCCGGAGGTGTCCAGGTAGAAGAAGAAGCCGCAGCCCCAGTACAAGCCGGCACCCAGCGCGGGCAGCGTCAAGGCGGTCTTGGTGAGCGAGGCGGTCACGTCCACGGACGAGAAGCAGGGGATGAACGCCGGGGGGGTAGAACCGCCCAGATAGGGCATCTGGTAGTTCACCACGCCGGGCAGGCTCCAGAAGTTCAGGGTCGCCAGGGACAGAGAGGAGATGGCGGCCTTGGACTTCAAGACGCCGTTCAAGCTGTAGGTGATGGCGCCGGTGGTCTTCGCGTTCGGGGAAGCAGCCCCGTAGATGGAGCAAGAGCCCATGGCTATGGAGCAGTTCTCCATGCAGGTGTCGAGCGTGACGCGATCCACGTCGATGTCGAAGTTCATGAGAAAGGGGTTCGGAGTGGCCAAGGGGGTAGACATATCGTGTTCCTCGTATTGTTGAAGTTAAAAGCCGGTTGCGGAGCGTTGTTCTCCCCCGAGAACTCTATTGGTAGCGGATAACCGCCACTACGTTGATGTTGCGCGGGCGAGTTTCCAGGCCCATCGGGACGAGTGCGTATGCGGTGGGGTTAATGGTGTCCCCCACGGTAGATGTGCCAACATCCAGCGTGTAGGTGTTCCCGCCGCTGTTGCCTGGGGAGTTCCAGGTCCCCGGGTCCACGACGCTCGCTCCGCCCGTGGCCTTCCCGGTGTTTGCGCCGGTCGGGTGGACGTGTAGCTTTATGCAGTCGAGCTGGAGGGTCCCGACGTTGTCTCCGGCGATCCCGTCCGCTCGGGCCGCACGCGTGCTCGCGTTGGGGTCAACGCCTGCGCCATGGTCCTGAATACGCAGGAACGCGCCCCGGTGGTCCGGGACGTTGAAGGTCGTAGAGCCGTCTCCGGCCCCGTACATGACCCCAATCCTGGCGAACAGGTTCGCGTATGTGGTCCTGCTGTATGCGGAGCCGTCGTCTAAGAGGAAGTTCGGAAGCAACGCGGAAGTGAAGGCGTAGGGAACGAAGATTATTTCACCGATGGGGAAGGCGTTGGCCATGGTCGCCACCTGCGCCTGGGCCGCGGCGATGGCGTTGCCCATGTAAGTGTCGAAGTCGTTCAGCCTGTCCACCAGGGTCTGCATGGTCGGGGCGTTGTAGACCCGGGACCCGGCCGGAAAGGCGGCCGCTACGGTCCCTTCCATGCCTCGCTGTATGGTGAACGTGTTGCTCGTCATGGCCGTAACCTTGACTATCTCATGGGTCAGGCCATCCACCGTCGCGAGAACCATGTAGCAATACTGACTGGAAGCCAGAGAGGGAGCCCCGAGGGTGCTCGGGACGCTCATGACCACATCGCTGGTCCCCACTCCCAGAGACAGCACGGTCGAGAAAAAGTTTGTCCAAACGACGGACACTGGTGCGAACGGCATTATTCTCCGAACCTCCTGGGCCGCATGGTAAGGGTCCCCCCCGCCTGCTGGCCAAGGGCGCGGACCTTCGCCCGGGATTTGCCCGTGCGAAACTTCGCGTCATGGACCTGGGCGAGTTGGGGGTTGGTGAAATCCTTGCCGGGTATGAGCAGGATCTGCGCAAGCGCACCTGAGCCGATCACCGTGCGCCAGTCCTCGTAGATAAAGCCCGGGATGCTAGTGGCCGTGGACGTCGGCTTGAGGGTGACACGCATGACCACGGATGCGGGCTCGTTGTCGGTCGGAGAAGGCCAGACGGTGAGATTCTGGTCTGTATCGTCCATCTCGACCCGGTAGGCCATGATCTGGTTGATGCCGTCGTCCCAGACTTCCCACGTCGGGAAAAACCCTGTCAGCGCCCGGCTTGTCATGGGCTTCAAGGGGAAGCCGTTATACATCACGCTCTCGATACCGATCACGCGGGTATTGGCGTCCACCGGGATATCGTAGGTGTCCTGGCCGGCCATGAGCCCTATCGGATCCAGGGTTTCCACCCAGATACTCGTCGCCGAGCAAAACTCGTCCATGGCCGCCTGGAGGTGAGTCGAGATGGTCATGCTGCTGCAGCCTACGCAGGAGTGCGCCACGAACTGCACGAAGTCAGCCCAGGTGTTAGCCACGGGGCCTCCCCATCGGCTGCGGGGCGCTCTGCGCTACTCCCGCGCTGTACTTTTCGACGATGCTGGGGTTCACGATGTCTACGGCGTTCATCTCCTGGCCTAGTTCGGTATTGAAAAGCTGGTAGTGATGCAGGGCGTTGTTTGCCGAATAGGGGTTCTCCATCTGCAGGGACAGGCACATATAGATAATCCAGCGCATGATCTGCATTACGTAGAAGTCCGGAAGGGAGATGACATCTCCCTCCTCGGCCACGTCCTTTGGACGCACGGCGGATATGTATTCGATCCACATGTCTTGGTTGGCAGGCACAGGGGGGTAAACGAAGTAGACGGCGCGGACACGGTCGTCTGCGACATAGCTCTCAATCTCGGTGACGCCGTCCTGGGGTTCGGTCCAGGAATCCAGGTGCGCGTCCATCTCCGCCCGGTCGGTCATCTCAATGGAATCGCCCGGGGTCTGACCATCGGCCCCCATGTTCCGGGTTATGGCCAGGAGCTGCATGTCGTCGGACTGCATGGACTGGCGAGACCCGGCGGCAAGCTGCATGGTTCGGTATTGGCTATTCGCCTGGGCCTGCACGGACACGACCTGCACCTGGGCTAAGTTCAGGTATTGCAGTAGAGTCGCCCTGCTCCAACGGACGTTGTTCGCGTCGTTGAGAATCGAGGCGGAAACTAAGTCTATGAGGGTCGTGCCCGTGAAGGTGCCCATGGATTATTTCTTGTCCACGACCGGGGGCTTGTAGTTGGGCAGCTCTCGGTACGGGTACCGCATCACCCGGCGCATCTCGCCGGTCTCGGGGTCCATGATCTCGGAGATGGCGTCGTTTATCGCCGGAAACACCCACTCGGGCAGATGCACCGGGGTTTCCCGGGGGATGCGGAACGGGTAGCCGTTGACCTGGAAGTCAATCGTGCCCTTCCCGTCGTCTCCGCCGGTGTTGAAGAACTCGACCCACTTGCGCTTGGCGTTGGGGAACGGGTTGGAAATGTCTTTATTGTTGTCCACGTTCCCCCGAGGAGCGGGATCTCTTTCGACGTCAACGACAACCATATGTCCTCCTAGGACGGGAACGTGGCGGGCGAAGCCCCGGCAGCCAAGGCCACGTTCGACGGCCCGCTGGCGGGGGCACTCGTTTGAGTGCCCCCAGCCGCGAGCGTGTGATAGTGTGTGTTGTAGGACGCTGCGAGCGCCTGGAAGGCATCGAAAAGAGCCTTCCGGATAATGGGGTCGGGGATCACATTAAGGGCGTCTGCGAGCGTCATAGCCTTAGTCCTTCACCGCTTAGGCGGTAGCGGAGCACTCCACCCGGCACATCCACAGGTCGTTCAGGATCAGGCAGCCCTGCATCGACTTCCAGCCGACGTGGGTGCGCTGGGCCAGCGGATCGGAGTCCGAAGCCTTGCGGTTGACCACGGTGGGGGTGACGGCGAACATGCCTTTGAGGGCCGTGCAGGCGAAGGCGTCGGAGCCGAACACCAGGATCGGGTACACGTCGGCGTAAGTCCCGGAGGTGGTCAGGTTCGCGCCGGCCGCCCCGCCGGCATCCGCGAAGGGGGTGCAAAGGGTGCTGGTGACGTAACGGATGTCTTCGCACTTCCCGAGTTCGGACGGGAAGGGCGAGATCTGCGGGTACTGCTCAACGGGGGTGAAGTTGGGCAGCGCACGGATGTCGCCTTCCATGTCCGGATGCACGACGGCCACATAGGCCGCGTTGACAGGCACGGTGTTGAAGTTCGGGCCAGCCCCCAGGGTCTTGGTGATCTTCTTGGCGTTCTGGCGTTTCAGGGCCCGCGTCACCCGGCGCATGATGATGTTGCTCGGGGTGGTGGTGCTGGTCTGGATCGGAACGTTCACGGCGCTGCGCTGGGTGCCGGTGGAATACACCACGGAGGCCCCGCCTTTCAGAACGCCGTAGCGCATGATCTCCATCATTTGCGCGGCCTGCTCGCCCAGGATGGCCATGGACTCCTGGAGCACTTGATCCTCGTGGGTGTCCGAGATCACATCGGAGATGATGATCCGGTCGCCGTACTGGGTCAGGGTGATCGTGTAGTCCTGGATGGTCAGCTTGCTGGCCGGGGGAGTCACACCTTCGACGAGCGTCTTAACGCTGTTGTCGAGGGCGTTGTACCGCCGAAATTTCATGACCTTGGTCACGTTGGAAGGCAGCGGCTTGGTCTGGCCGAACTTCTCCAGGACCAGCATGGGCTCGGCGCGGGTCAACAACTCCTTGACCGCGTAGGCCGCGGTCCGAGGGGTTATGTCCCCATATTGCATTGCCATGGTAGACATGGACTTTTCTCCTTATCGTTGCGCAGTCGCCTCGGCCCACGCCGCGCCGAAATCATTCGGGTCGGCCTTGGGTCTCGGGGGAGTTGCTCCGCGACTGGGAACAGCCAAGGCCGCCCGGACCTTCTGGCTCGGGGCGGGCTTCGGCGAGGCTGCCGGGGTTGTCTGGTTTTGGCCGGAGCCGGACGGCTGCCGGTATTCCTTGTAGGCGTTGACCGTCTCGATGATCTCGGTGGCCGTCCCCTTGTCCATGATGCGCACGACGTCTTTGGCCGTGTCGTACGGGAGCTGGCGAACCCAGTTCACGAAGTCATGGTTGTAGAGGTCGTTCGGATTCTGGGGGGTCGGATTGCCGATGACCTGGCGGAGATCGGGGTGCGCAGTCTCGATGGCCTGGATGTGAGCCTTGGCGTGATTGGAGGCGATCTCGTCTCGCACTTCCCTCCGGACGCTTTCGACGCCCTCCTGGACCAGCTCGTGCTGCGCGATCAAGTCGTCAGATCCACGCTCGACAAGCAACTTCTGCCAAAGCTTGCCCTTCGGTCCGTCGATGGTCCGCTTGGCGACCTCGGGGTTCGCCTTCCTGAACTTCTCGATTTCTTCCTTTTCGAGTTCGTCCGGTTGGAAGTGGACCTTGGCTTGGCTTTGGTCATTCTTGAGGCGCTGGACTTCGGCCTCCAGCTCCTCACGCTTGCGGCGTTCGTCTGCGATAACCCGGCCGTTATGAGTCCTTATCCGCTGCAGTTCCTCCTGGTGCCGACGTTCGGCTTCGGCATCGCTTCCATCAGTCTGCGCGGGCTGAGAGGGGGCGCTTTCCAGAGCGGCGGTCGGTTCGGGGGTGACGGGAGCGGCTGCGGGAACATCTTCCGGCTCGGGCGCGGCGGCGACTTCGGTATCGGCAGCCGGCGTTATATCCGCCGGGGCTTCCCCCGCAGTAGCCTCCGCGAAGGCCTGTGCAAATTCGTCTTGTGATTCTTCTGGCATGATCCTCTTTCCTCCGGGGGCGTCTGTGACGCGCCTTTGGCCCGGCCTGGAGGCGGCTTTCGCAAGCCTCCAGGCGGGAATTTGGAATGAGGATTAGGCGGACTAGAAACGAAAAAACATTAGGCGGGATGCAATTCGTGGGGGCTTAGATATCTTTCCCGTCAGAAAGTGGAAGGGCCTTGATGTTGATAAGCGTCTCGACGCGGGTCATGCGTTCACGGGTGCTATTGTTCAGGCGATACTGCTCATTCCACTGCCGGTCGGCGTCCGCCTTGAGGCGAAAATTCTTGGCCAGGGAGAGCTGACACGCCCGCTGGTCCTGGAGCATCTGCTTTTGGCTCGTCTCAAACACGCTCATGCGCTCGCTAAGTTGCGCTCGGAACTCGCGCTCTGATTCAGCTAGTTCCTTTCGCGCCCGCTCTTTTCTGACTTCTACGCGATGGACGTACAACCCCAGGCCAAACACCAGGAGAGGCGACAAGAACCGGACAGCAACACTGGTCCAGGACACCTCGTCCATTGTCTCACCTGTTCCTTTCGACCCAGTCTTTTACGCTGGGGATGTCGATTTCAAAGCACGGGAATGGAAGCCCGACAAGGTCTCCAGGGGTGGGACACCAGTTGATGGCCGGGAGGGCCCCGGCGCAGATCGCGGGATAGACGGCGCCCTCGGAGCAGATGACCTCCGAGTGCTCGTAACGTGGCCGCGTGAACATAAGCTCTAGGAGGGTCTTGTAGTTGTAGGCGATGTCGCCTTTAATCATGCGGTCCAAAACCAGATTGACCTTGTCAAGCTGCGGCGGGGCGAGCTCTAGTTGATGCACGAACACGCGCCCTACCACCTGCGACAACACGCGAGAGAGCCGCAAAGGCACGAACCCACGCTCGTCAGCCTCGGCCATGTCCAGTCGGCGGACGCTCTCTCCTGGGGTCGCAAACGATGGGATGCGCGTGTCCAAGACCACGGCGGCATGGCTCCCCCCGGGGCGGAAGAACCGGATTGCATAGCCCAGGGCGCAGTCACTCACGAACCGAAGGATGTCTCCGGAACGCATGCGCAAGCGAGCCGCAGCATAGGGGACCAGCTCGCGCTCGGGCTCTACCCAGGCCTCGCAGAGTTTCCGGGGCCTGAATCCCATCACTTCACCAAAGCCGCGATCGCGACGGGCCCGAGGACCTCGATGGTGGTACTCAGGATGGACTCGGCCGTAGCCCAGGCCGTGTTGGTCGTCGAGGCGCTGTTGGTGGTGATGGCCTGCTCATACGCCGACACGGCGGACTGGAGCTGGTTGACCACGGGCGTCACCTGCGCGTCGATCTTGGCGGCATCGGCCGGGCTCTGGAGCTTGGCCTGGGTGGCCGCGGCCTGAACGCTCGCGAGCGAGGACTGTAGATAGGTGAGCGCGGCCTGCTGCTGTTCCACCGAGACGGCGGGGGTCGCCTGGTTAAAGGTGCTACACGCGCACAAGAACACGGAGACAAGGATGGCGATGATGGTCTTCATTGGGGGCTCCCGCTGGTAAGCGCGGTATAGGTGAACACCCTCAAGGCGGCGTTGGTCGCCGTGATGATGCCGGCCTGGATGGCCGGGTCTATGACGGCCTTCCCGGCCCACGCCTGGACTCCCAGGAGAACCGCGAAAGCAACATTTGTCCAAAGGACTTTAGACTGCCACCAGGGCTTGGTGGAGAGGGTGCCGTCAGGCATATAAAACTCCGTGTGTTAGCTTCCCCCATGCCGTAGCCAGCCTCTTGGCTTGTGATGTACTCATGCCAATGTCTACAAGCCGGCAGTACACATGAAAGGAGTTTAGGTGGTGCTGCAAGAACTTACGAAGCATCGGAGATGCCAGCTTCCTTCAATATGAGTGCGGCCTCTTGTGCGTGCCATGGTAGCCATGCCACTGTGCGTATCATCGTCGCCATGCGCACCGCCCTTGCCGGGGTTTCTTTGGCCCATTCCGATTGCATCATGTCACTTGCCGCCTGTGCATACTGTGCATGCTGCAGAGCCGCCAGCGTGTCATGGAAAGAAAGGAACCCTTTCGCGCCCATTTGGAACGCCATCCCCGTACAAGCTCCGATCACGGGCGCAGGAAGCTTGAGCATCCAAGGCGTGAGCGCTCTTTGTGCAGTGTTCACGTCAGTCACAAGCTGGGACTCGATCTGCGCTTGCGTCCACACGAGGCCCGGGGTTACGCGGGCGTGCCCTACACCTATGGTCCAGATACCGTCCTGGTCGGGGTAAGCCTTGAAGGCGTAGCCCTCCTCGGCAATCAACATGATCCTGATATTCGGGTCCACGGCATCTCTTTAGGCGGTGGGCCACGCCGGTATCTGGTAGGCCAGGACCTGGGCCGGGTCGGTCATGGCCATGACCGCGGCCTTGGCCTCAATGGCCGCCCCGAAGACGTTGTTCGTCCATGTGAAAATGGCCAGGGTCAGGGCCTTGAAGGCAGTCGCCGTCATAGCAACAGGCGCACCTGCTGAGTTCAGCCACGCGAAATTGGCCGGGAGGGTTGCTCCGTCCGCGATCTTGGCTTCCGCGCCGGTCATCAATGCCCGGCTGCCCTGGTCCACGGCCCAGATGTTGCCCGAGGAATCCGTGAAGGTGGAGTACAAGGCCGCGTCCTTGCTGGTGTCGATGGCCGCGCAAACCTGGGCCTGGGACTGGGCCAGCGTGGGTGCCGGAATAACAGGAGCCGGGCCGTACACCGGGGAAACCGTGACCGCCCCGTTGGCGATAACGGTGCTGGTGTTGATCTCCACCTGGCCGGCCGGCGGGCTGCTGGGCTCG